GTTTCCCAGTCACGATCGCGGGCCGTAAATTATTATGATCTCTTATCCACCCCCCACAATAACCAGAAGATCTATTTGCATGTGACCATATTTGATATGGAAGATCTAATCGTTCACAGAACATAACAAGATTGGCGACTTGTTTCAGAAGCATCATAATTTTTGATCCCTGCATGGAACCGGAAAAATCTAAAAAACAACATACTCCATGATTTTTTCCATTTCTAGTTATTTCTTTTGTTTTAAATAAATCAGTATCTGTTTTATACTTAAATAAAGATTGAGGATCTAAAATACCAGTTTTTGACATTCGAGTTCTAGAAATATTATGAGCTTTCATTTTAGCTAAAAATATATTTGATGCATTTACTGAAAATTTTCGACAAGCTTTCTCTTGATCCATAAATAATTTATCATCCTTGATATAATCACGGCTATAAAATTTTAATATATCAAATGCACGGTCTGATTGATCAGGATGAAAATTTTCAACAGAACATAAAAATTTATTTGTTCCTGTTTTGTTTATATCAAAATTACATATTTTTATTTTTTTATCAGTATTTAATAATAGGTCTTCATATAAATTTGTTTTTGCAGCGTTTGGCCTGTCTACTACGAGAGAAGAACCTTCATAAGATTCTTCATTATAATTTTCAACCTCACAAGATATAGATCTTTCATTGCCATAATTCAATATAGAAAAATCTTCTGTATCAAAATATTTGTTACAAATATCAAACACATCAGAGGATGTTTCACATGCTTCTATTTCATTTAATATTTCTTTTTCTTCATCAGAAAATTCAACATCAATAATATGACCACATTTATAAAAAACATTGATTCTTTCTAAGAAACTATAGTTTTCTATATCAATATGATTGGTAAGAGATCCTAGTCCGAAAAAATCTAAGACTTGATGTAGATAACGATACGAAACATTTCGAAGATTTTGAAATCCTTTATACTTCATAGAAGCAATATTTTCAATTCGAAAATCTTCAATAACATTAAATTCGTCCAAGAGGTTATTTTCAACTGCTTTATCAAATACATTTTTATCAGTTTCTAAAGCATGAGAAATTTCATGTATGATGAAATGATCTATCACATAGCTAGGAACATTTTCCTTAAATAACGGCATGGAAATTTCTCTTCTTTCCATGTTAAAAGAAGCTGTTTTTGCTTTGGAATCGAAAAAGAATGAAATTGGTTCTTGGGCCAATATACAGGACAATACTTCATTCTGTTTTTCAGTTGTTTCATATTGCATAAAATATAATTCTCCATTTCATTTTACATTCTTGATCAGCATACCTTGTACGATTTTTTTTGTCAACAGATTTTTTTGCGTCAGGGGAAATTTTGTATTGACATTTTTATTTCTGATTGTTACCCTATCAAATGTCATTTCACCCCCGAATATATTATTAGGGAGAACTTATATTTTTATAAATGGAGCATTATATGATACCAGAAAAAGATCCTTCTTTTGTACCAAATAAAACTTTCAAAGCATTGGTTAAAATTTTAAAATCTAAAAAATTCTATCCTATTTTCCTTGCTGGAGAAACGGGATATGGGAAAACCACAGATATTATACAGGCTGTTGCATATACTAATCGTGAAGTTTATCGAGCAAACATTACAATTGAAACAGACGAATCAGATTTGATTGGTGCTTTTACTTTACAGGACGGAAATACTGTTTTTGAATATGGTCCAGTAGTTCAAGCTATGAGAAAGGGTGCTGTTCTGTTTCTAGATGAAATCGATTTGGGATCTACTAGAATTATGTGTCTTCAGTCAGTTCTTGAAGGAAAGTCTATCTATATCAAGAAAACCGGCGAGACAATTCATCCTGCACCTGGATTTACTGTTATGGCAACGGGAAACAGTAAAGGAAATGGATCCGATGATTATATTGGTGCCCAGTTTATGAATAAAGCATTACTTGGAAGATTTAAACTTTTCATGGATGTGAACTCTCCAAGCAAAAAAGAAGAAATAGAAATTCTAACCAAATACGCTCAGATTGAAAATATTCATATCGATCAAGAAACGATTGAAAATCTTGTCCAATGGGCTTATGATAGCCGAATGGCAAAAAAAGGAAATGCAGTTTATGAAGAAATTTCAACTCGCAGACTAAAAAGTATTTTAGATTATTTCAATATTTTTGGAGGAAAGATTATCACAAGTATTAAGGCCAACATGAATGAATTCGATACTGATACAGTTGATGCTTTTATTCGTTTCTGGAACATTGTAAATGGAATCGAAGTAGCAGAAGAAAATTCTGAGGATCCTGTCAATGCGTGATTTTAAAGATGATTATTTTAAAATTAAAAGAGGTGAACGCCCAGTCCCAGTTATAGGAGGGGCCTATCATGGAAGTATTATAAAATTTATTGGACCTAGATTGATTATGTTAGAATCAATGCCTGGAATTTTATCAAAACACATATATCACCCAAATAAAACGCCAGATGATATTTTAAAAGATGAATTATATTCTATTCAAAGAGAATACACATTAAGAGAATTAAAATATGATTTAGGAACTCTTTTACTTTCAGGATATGCTATGGTATTGAATGATATCAATCTAGAATCTGTTATGGGGCTTGCTATGGGAGTTATGTTAGGATATGCCATAAAGGAAGGACCGAATGTTTCATGACAACACAATATTTAAAAATTCCAAATTATTTAAGGGAAAAATTAGAAGAAGAAGGACAACTTTATTTTTGCAGTCCTATTTTAAATCAACCTCCTATAGAAAACACTGATTGTATAACTGCTCATGAATGGGTCCAAAATCCTATTACATTAAAGTATAGTTTTTATAGGAAGAGAGGATTTTATTGGCTAGAAAAACATACACCATATACACAACGAGGATGTTTTCCAAAAAGTGCTTGCCTTGTTCCGCCATCACTTAAACAGGGTTCGCCTTTTTATATTGATGATGTACAACCAAAAAAAGTTTGTAATATCACAGACAAAGATTTGTTGCATAAATTAGGATTTCGATCAGTAAGTCATTTTAAATACTGGTGGGATATTACTAAAAATAATGTATTAAGAAAAAATAAATTTCCATATGAAACTTCATGGGCATGGGTTTATAAATTAAAGTATTACTCTCAAGAAAAAGAAAGAGAAAAATGGACTGTCATTACAGATAACGAAGCTCATGAATATTTTGTCAGATTAGATGATTATAATGATGCTTTGCATTATTTTGATACTTGTAATAGTATGATGGATGCTTGGCATGAAAATCCTGATTTAGAATATCCTGATATTGATAATGTTCCAAAAAACTTTGAACTCATTCCAATTAATGGAAGATATTGTTTCGAGAATCCTGAAATAATTTAGAGAGAATTATGGAAGAACTAATAGAAAATCTTCGACGAGAAGCAGATCTACACGAAAAATGGTATCCAAGTGATAGAAAATTCATTGAAATGCTTCGAAAAGCGGCGGATGAGTTAGAACCTTTGATTGCATGTCCAGTGTCTAAGGATGGACATACAATCATTCCTCTTATCACAAAGCTTTATCATCATAGTGAAATGTGGGAGGGTGTTCCATTTTCTATGACAGTGGATTGTACTAATTTTGAGTGGGTAAATCGGGGTCCAAATACATATACTCCGTACATTAAAACATCTGAATGTTATGCAGATCTTGAAGGGTTCCTAAATAGTTTAGAATCCACTAAGGAGTAAACTATGCCCACACCTCCATACGGTAAGCTCAATAGGCAACCAGACAATTTTAATGAATTAAAAAACAAGAATTTTCAATTCCATATCCATGAAGCGGATCATGTTAATTTTTTTCTTGTAGGTGCGAATTTACCTGGACTTGCTCTTGGAAGTGTGGTACAATCTACTCCATTAGGTCCGGTTCCTCGTGCTGGTGATGGTGTATTCGAAGAACTTCAGGTTCAATTTATTGTTGATGAAAATCTGAAGAATTGGACAGAAATTTACGAATGGATTCGTTCTACTACATCTCTCGCTCGAAGAGATGAGTATGATATAGAAGAGATCTATCGTGATGGATTTCTTGTATTGAAAAGTAATTCATTAAATCCAACAGTGAAGATTCAGTTTAAGAATTTGTTGCCAACTTCACTTTCTGGATTGGATCTCGATGCTCGATCTAGTGAATCAGAAATTTTAATCTCTACTGTGAATTTTGCTTATACGGAATATGATTTAGAGGTACTATGAAATTAGAAGATATTATTGATGAGGCTCGTAAAGATATTTTAAAGAAAGACGAGATTGATCTTGATGATGCCGCGTTGAAAATTTCATCTATTCTACAAAAATGGAATGAAATTTTAACAAAAGAAAAAATACATCTGAGAAAGCTTCACAGAGAATTTTCCAAATGGAAAAAAGTTCTCTGGGAGTATTATAATGGAAAACTGAGTCCCGAGGATCATGAAAAATATAATCTAGAACCATTTGCTCTGAAGATATTGAAAAAGGATTACGATGTTTATTTTGATTCGGATCCTATTGTTGCGGACTTTTATGATTCTCTATCCCTTCAGGAAGAGAAAATATCATTCATCGAAAGAAAACTCAAAGATATTTCTAGCTGGCAATGGTTAATCAGAGCGGCAATCGATCATCGTAAATTCATGTCTGGAGGATAATGGAACCTAAATTTATCGGTCAATATAATCACAACGAAGTGTTTGTACAAAGAAACGAAGAAACAAAAACATGGACAATGATTCTCAAACACAAACAGTTTGGTAATCTAACAAAAGATAATATTAAATACATGCCAAAGATTGGAATGGCTAAAAGATTCTTCAAATCAAAAATTAGGCATTTAAAAGAAAATAAGAGAGTGAGTGAGGATGCAAAAAAATCATACTATGAAAGACTCCCAAAATCAGGATCAGGGCCAAAGGTCAGTCGTGAAGAGATTGAGGGATGGTTATCCGATTAATGCACATGTCATAAATATGATGAGAAATTGTTTTCATTATGCTACTTTTTCTGAAGATGAATCAACACAGGTGGGGGCTATTGTAGCAACTCCTAATGGACATTTAGTATCTTCTGGTTGTAATAATTTTATGGCTAATATTCCTAGAACAAAAGAAAATACAACTCGACCCAAAAAATACTTTTATACTCGTCATGCAGAAGTAGAAGCAATACATAATTTTCAGCAGTTATACGGAAATTCTCCCAATCTAATGGAAGAAGCTATTTTGTATGCTACATGGGCTGCTTGTGATAGATGTGCCCAAGTCATTATAGATGCTGGAATTCGAACAGTTGTGGTTCATAAAGAACTGGCTCAATTTGTAGAAGATAATAGACATGATGGAATTTGGTTTGATAGTGTTCATGCAGCATACGATATGTTTGAAGCAAATGGAGTAAAGATTTATGGGGTTTCTTTACCTGATATCGTTGTTCCTCAAATTCGTGTTTATGAAATGATGTTCCCAGCTAATGACTGATATATTTGTTACAAAGAAGGATGAAGTTCATGCGATTATAGAATGTGAAGATTCTACTTCAAGAGAAATTGTAGATCTATTTACATTTGAAGCTGCAAGCGCAAAATTCAGTCCTGCTTATAGAAATAGAAAATGGGATGGTAAGACTCGATTGTTTAGCGACAAGACGAGAAAATTATATATTGGATTACTTCCGCATCTCTGTGTATGGGCATCTGCTAACAATTATTCTGTGGAAATAGATTCTTCAGTTCCTCTTCCAAGTAAAAAACCTTCTAAAGAAGATACTGTAAAATTCTTTGAAGATAAACTGAATATTCATGCTGAAGGTAAAAAAATATCTCCCAGACCTTTTCAAATAAGTGCATTCAGACATATTGTGGGAGCGTCAAGATGCGTTATAGAATCGGCAACATCTTCTGGTAAGTCTCTCACAATTTATTCTTTGTGTAGATTGTATTCAGAAATATTGCCGAAAGACAAAAAAATTCTTCTCATTGTTCCATCTGTAAACCTTGTGTATCAGATGTTTTCTGATTTTGAAGACTATTCTTCTGAAGATGATTGGAATGCTCATGATCATTGTCATATGGTATTCAGTGGTCAAGATAAAATTGATATGAACAAGAAAATTGTTATATCGACATACCAATCAATTTATGATCTTCCCAAGAAGTATTTTAAAGTATTCGGAACAATTCTTGGCGATGAAGCACATCTTTTTCAGGCAAAAACTCTTAAAGGTATCATGCATAAACTAGATTCTTGCCAGTATCGAATTGCATTCACTGGAACATTACAAGAATCTAAATGTGAACGATTGATTATCGAGGGTTTGTTTGGAATGACTAAAAATGTAGTCGCCGCTCGGGATATGATAAATCAAGGATATGCTCCTGATTTAGATATTGATTGTATAGTTTTAAAATATCCTGAGAGAATATGTAATCAAACTATCGGAATGACCTTTCAAGAAGAAAGAAAATTCATCGCAAATGTTAAAGAAAGAAATGATTTTATATCTGATCTTACAGAAAATTTAAAAGGAAATACCCTTGTTTTGGTGGATTTAGTGAAAGATCATGGAATCCCCATGTATGAACATATGAAAGAACATTCTAATAAAAATGTATATCTTGCAATTGGAGATACAGACGGAGAAGAAAGAGAAAAAATTCGTAAAATAGCAGAAAACGAAACTGGAATCACTATTGTAGCATCATATGGTGTGTTTAGTACCGGAGTTTCCATCAAAAACCTACATAATATTGTATTCGGTGGTTCTCCAGGGAAAGGAAAGATTCGAGTAGTACAGTCTATTGGTCGTTTATTAAGACAACATGATTCAAAAGATACTGTAAAGTTATATGATATTGCTGATGATCTGAGTGTTGGAAACAAGAAGAATTTCTTATTCAAACACATGATGGAAAGAATCAATATTTATAACAAAGAGAAGCACCCATACAGAGTCATTCCGATAAAATTGTTTGATTAAGTAAAGGGGAGGTTATGTTTGAAACTCATATGGGAATTCAGATTGTAGGATTGGATACGGGAGAGTATTTGATTGGTCAAGTATCTATAGATGATATGAATAACACATTAATGATCAAAAATCCATTTGGTATTGAATCTGTAAATGACGATCAAAAATCTACCAAAACAAAGAAAACATACAAAATTTGTTTCTTTACCTATTCTGAATTTTCAAAAAATGAGTACATAACTATTAATTCCAATCGCTGGGTTGATATGGTTGTTCCAAGTCCAAATTTAAAGCAAGAATATATTAGAATTTCTAAGTCTGTTGAAGGAATTCGTGATGACTTCACAGGACTGGACGATGAAATTAATGAATTTGATCTTGGTCATTCGTTTGATGGGACTCCTGAAGAAATTACACCTGAGATTACTCGTGAATTTCCTCCACCCATCAAAAAGAATGCAAAAAGAAAAAAGAGAGAAAAACGGAATATCCGCAATAGATGGATTGACAATAACTGATCATTCTGTTATAATATTGTTTGGTATTATACAATTTGATTTCGTTATAAGGAATATCTATGAAAAAATCTTCAAATAAAGAGGATCATTATGTAGATAATGAAGTTCTCTTGGAACATATAATTGAATATAAAAAAGAATGTAAAATAGCAGAAGACAAGGGTGAAGAAAAACCTCCAGTCACAGAATTTATTGGTGAATGTATCACTCTTATATCTTCCGGTCTCGCAAAAAGACCAAATTTTGTAAACTATCCATATAAATCTGATATGATAGGCGAAGGTATATTTGATTGTTTGAAAGCTGTAAATAATTTCGATCCACAAAAAGCTATTGATGCTGGTAAAAAGCCAAAGCCATTTGCATATTTTACTACAATCTGTTGGTATGCTTTTCTACGAGTAATTGCAAAGGAAACAAAGCAAGAAGGATTGAAATACGCTATAGCTAAAGAGCAAGATACTGATGGTACAATCAGTGCATGGCTTGCCACTTATGAAAAAGATAGTGATCTTTCTCCGGAAGAGTTACAACAAAAATATGAGAAAATGGCAGCAGTTCCAGAAAAGAAAAAGAAAACTACAATCAAAAAGAAAGAGTCTAAGTCGAGTGGTAAGCTTGACGATTTTATGAAGGATGATTAATGAAAATAGCGATTATTACGGATCAACACATTGGTGTTCGTAATAGTAATATATTATTTTTAGATTATTATGAAGAATTTCATTCTAAAGTATTCTTTCCATATCTCAAAGAACATAATATAGACACTGTTATTAATGCTGGTGATATTTTAGACAATCGTAAGACTACAAATGTTTTGACAATGGATAGATTCCATAGAATGTGGATTGACCCGTTGGTGAAAAACGGGTATACTGAACATGCGTTGGTCGGAAACCATAACACATACTACAGAAATACGAATGAGATCAATTCTTTAAATCCGATCTATTCTCAGCATGATAAGCTTCATCTTTATGAGAGTGATCCTAAAGAGGTTATGATCGGCGGAACTTTATTTGGAATGGTCCCGTGGATTTGCCCAGAAAACAAAGAAAGATGTCTTGAGTTTATCAAAAATACTCGGGCGACTATTCTTATTGGACACTTTGAGATTGCTGGATTCCAAATGGATGGAAATTTCAAGTGTGAAACTGGAATCTCTATGAAAGAATTCAGGAGATTCGATTATGTGTTTTCTGGACACTTTCATAAGAAACAATGTATTGGAAATATTCATTATCTTGGGTCTCCATATGATATGTCTTTTACAGATCTAGGAGAAACAAAAGGATTCCATGTATTTGATACGGATACCCAGGATCTTGAATTTATACCACATAATAAGAAGAGATTTTTCCGTCTATATTATGATGATGTAAATAATGAATACGATTTTTCTCAGGACGATTTTAGTGATATGAAAAACGGTTCTGTTCGAATCGTCGTGCTGAAAAAAACAAACAATAATGTATTTGAATCTTTAATATCTTCTCTCGAAGAAAGTGAAATCCATAAAATTTCTATTGTTGATAAAGTGGATGATGAAACAATTGATCTTGATGGAGTTGATATGAGTCTCCCAACAATCGAAATTATTAACAGAGAAATCGATAAACTAGAAGGTGCCGAAGATCAACATATGATGAAAGAGATTGTATCAAAGATCTATACAGAAGCTATGAATATATGAGGTTTTTATGAATGGTATTGTGTTTCAAAAAGTTAGATTCAAAAATTTTCTATCTGCCGGAAATTATTTTATTGAGTATGATTTAGATAAGAGTGGTGCGACAGCTATTATTGGAAAAAATGGTTCTGGTAAGTCTATGCTTCTGGATGCATTGACTTTCGTTCTATTTGGAAAATCGTTTCGAGGATGCAATAAACCACTTCTAATCAATTCAATTAATGGATCAGATTCTGTTGTTGAAATAGAATTTAAAGCGAAGGGGAAGCAATATAAGATCATTCGTGGTCAAAAGCCTTCTATCTTTGAAATATATGAGAATGAGATTCTTATTAATCAAGATTCCACAAGTAAAGACTATCAAAAATTCTTGGAGAGTAATATTCTTGGAATGAATTTCAAGACTTTTACTCAGATTATCGTTTTGGGATCTTCTAACTATGTTCCTTTCATGGTTCTCAGTGCAGCAGATAGAAGACAGGTTATTGAAGATCTTCTCGATATTCAAATTTTCTCTAAGATGCGTATTGTATTAAAAGATCTTGTTTCGGAAAATACATCGAACCTACGAGATTATACAACCAGAATTGATTCTTCAAATGAAAAAATTGTTATGTTGGAATCTCATATTGCAAAAATGGAGGATAATAAGACAGAAGAAATAGAAGAACAGAAAAGAGAAATTTTATCTTATGTGGAACAGATGAAAACTCTTGTTGAAGAGATCTCAGATATTCAGGCGGAAATTTCTGATAATACATCGAAACTCACAGAAAAATCAACTATCGAAAAAACGATCAATGATCTTCGATCATACGAAGCAAAAATTCAAACAAAAATTAGTAATCACACAAGAACAGAAGATTTTTATTCTGATTCTAAAACATGTCCAAAATGTAACCAGAAAATAGATGAAGAATTTGCTAAGAACATTCTGGATGAAAGTTTAGAAGAAAAAGAAAAGCTTCAAAATGGTATGAAAATTCTTAAAGAGAATATGCAAGAAGCTACATCAAAGTTAGAAGAATTTAGAGAGATCGAAAGCCATATCAGAAAACTTCAAGCAATGGTAGCAGAACGAAGAGGTCGATTTAGCACAATTGAAAGCACAAAGAAAAAAATCGAACAAAAGATTAAAGAAAAGAAGAATACAAATGTAGATACAAGTGAGTATATTCAGCAAATTGAAGATCTTCGAGAAAGTATTTCAACATTGAATACGAATGTATCCATGATTAAAACCTATGGAGACAATCTAAAATACACTGAGGCATTGCTTAAGGATAATGGAATCAAGTCTAAGATCATTAAAGAATATCTCCCTGTTATGAATTCTTTGATTAACAAGTATCTTAAGGCTTTGGATTTCTTTGTTGAATTCAATCTAGATGAAAACTTTAAGGAAACTGTAAAATCCAGATATAGAGATGAATTTTCTTATGAATCATTCTCTGAAGGTCAGAAATTTAGAATCAATATTGCTATTCTTTTAGCCTGGAGAGATATTGCACAGATGAAGAATAGTGCAAACACTAATCTATTGATTTTGGATGAAGTTTTTGATTCAAGCTTAGATTCTGAAGGTGTTGATGAATTCATGAAACTTCTACAGAATATTCTTGGTGATAGTACTCATGCAATCATTATTTCCCATAGAGGGGATTCCATGATCGAAAAATTTGAGCGAATTTATGAAACAAAGATCGAAAAGGGCTTTACTAAATTCGTCAAATCTTCTAAATAACTATGTTGTTTCATACAATTTAAAAGGAGATTAGAAATGGTAGATAGATCTGCATTTTTACAGAAATTCCACGATCGATTTCGAAAGTGGGCGAACCTGAATCATCCTGAAAAAACTAAAGATGAAATTAACATTATTGTTGAAGACATGGTAAGAATATCAGAAGAAATTTTTGATGAGACCGAAATGATTTTAAATGGAAGAGTTGTAGTAGAAATTGCAACATAACACATAGAAAAGATTGTGTAATATGGCTGATTTTGTTCCCGATTGGTTTGAAAATAAAAGACAAATGTTTCGTGATTCTTATGATATGGCTACAGTCATACATTCAGAATATTCATTACTCGAAAAATTTGGAAATTATAGTATATGTGCGGTTCCATTTGAATTTACTGAAAATACTTGGTGGTACACTAAAGTTTTAATTTATAAAGAGGATGATTCGTCTCGTAAAATTGAGTTTATTAGAAATTATGGAAATTTTCCATTTGAATTTGTAAAAAAGCATCCTAAAAAGAGAAAATACATCATTTGTTCTGAAGATGTTGAAAGTATCACTGTAGTTGATTTAAATTCGATGAAGTATCATACTTGGTATTTTGAAGATGGGTTCTGGCCAAGATCATATCACATAAGTCCGTGCGGAAAATTCTTAGCGGTTTATGGATCAGTGTTTGGAGATTTAGATACCATTCGGTTTTATGATTTTTCTTCTCCAATAAAATTTCCCTGGACTCTTATTGGAGAATTTTCCGGAAAATTTGTCAGTGATAAAGATAATATAGAATTTGGATATCCAAGTATTATTGGTGCGTGGGAAAAAAATTCTTCTGCCCTTAGAGTTGTATCAGAAGTATTTGACGAAGATAAAGATAATATTCGTGTAGATGAATATTTAATATATACAGATGGAGTTTATCAACATATAAACCAGGAATGGATCGAATAATGCTTAGATTACAATACGGAAATAGAAATGTTTCAATTGATGATGTTTTAAAACTATATTCACAAAAATCAGGTAAAAAATCTAAAATTTTTGAAATCTCCATTTATAATGATGGGGATTATCCTGTTAATATAATGAGACTTAATGAAGCACCAGGAGGTAGAAGAGCATTTGGATGGTTTATTCGAATCGTCGAAGCAGAATCTATTTCAGGAGTTATTGAACCAGGAAAATCTAGAAAATTTAAAGTTGCTGTATTTTCTAGAAAAAATTCTGCTAAAGAAAATCCAACAGAACCAGGAATTTATACTGCAAGATATGAGTTAGAAGTTAAAGATCATGGTGGAGTTTTAAACAAGCATAAAATTCGTTTGGTTTCTATGGTAAAAGATAAATCTATTAAGCCAGTTCAAATTACAAAGAATGAATTTTTCGAAAAAATTGCATACATGCAATTTACAATGGGTGCTGGAACAAGAACATCTGAAAATCCGTACTCACTAAATCTATATGTTTTAAAACATGGTCATTTAAAATATGTTGAAAATAAAATGATGCCTGTTATTGAATGGGTAAATGGTAGATGCAGAGGATTCATTCAAAGACCATTTGGAAATAATTGGGGAACTTCTAATTCAAATGGAGATCTTCCTTTTGATGCAAAACTTCATTTGGAAAAATCTGATAATCCAGTATGGTATGAAACAATTGAACAAGCGTTTGATAAAATTGATGAAATACCTGGGTTTACCTGGATGCCTTATTTTGGAACTCTTCGACAAGATAGAGATTTTATCAATGCAATTATAGATAAAAACTATGATTATTTCTTTGATAGAGTTTGGAAAAGTATTGATATTTTCATGTCGAAGAAAAATGTGGTTGGCGTAGGACTAGATGTTCCTTACAATGATACATTGAATACTTCATGGACCAATCCACTTATAAAAGTTGGAGAACCACGATATGAAATTTACAGAATGTTCAAAAGGTTGATGGAGATTCGGGGAGGAAAAGTTTATGTAGAACCAAGAATCCCTGGAGATACTGGATCATTTACTCCAGAACAGGGATGGAATTCGATTGTAGCATTTGATGGTTGGCAAAGATCCAATCCAGATTGGTTTTCAACTAGTAAAATAAAAGATTCTAGATATAAAAATGCTGAAACAATTCAATGGATTTCTCATAGTGATTACAAACTTATGGTTTATCAAATGGCAGAAGTCATTCTTTTGAATCAAGTAGTTGGTCATAAAAATATGCATCAACTTGTTTTTGCTCCGGATCAATTTCTTCATGCTGGAATTTCTTCTGATCAGATGATCGAAGATATCAATTACATTCTCGAAGAAATGTTTGAATTTTAAGGAAGTCAAATGAAAACGCTCTACTATAAATTTTCTGATGTTGGTGGTTATGGAACAGGAACAAAAGAATCTCCATTCTATGTTCGCAACGATCAAGTTGGTAAAATGCAAATGATTATTTACCTCGACACAATTGAAAGAATTCAGGGATTTCGTCCCAGAATCAAGAAACACAATTTTCCAATTCGTCGATTCATGCGTAGCATGAACAATTTTGTCAGAAAGAATTTGAGAATATGGAACTAAACGAAAAATTTCATTCTCACCAAAAGGTAACGCTTCCAGGAACAACAACACAAAAAATTGTTGAGGTTTTAGTTAATCCTACTCTTGGAGAGATTAAAAAATCTATTCAAAAAGATGAAAATTTTCGTCTTCTTCGATTTTTTGGAAACAAAAATGAAATATATGTATGGCCATCCAATTATGTATTTCATGTTAGTATGTTGAATCATCTGAAATTTGATATGTCTCAATTTACATTTTATGGGGATTGTATCATAGATTCTTCGGGTAAAATTGAAAAACTTTATAGTTTATCAGATGTACCCGGAAGAGTTGTCATAAATATAGATTCTTTCTATGATTTTATCATGGCATTAGAACCAACTGGATTGTATATGCGTGAAAACACATCTCTACCTGATAGACTTTACAAAATGGCATTTAGAAGAATGGATAGAGAAGATTTACGAGTAATTGATGGTGGAAAATCATTTAAAGAAATTCGGGTAAAAAGTTCAAACTACAGTTGACTTTTCTCTTTTTTATGCTATACTATGAACATGAATAGACGAATTATTAAAGAAAATACACTGGTAGATTTCGACTATGGATCATTTTCCGCGACGATTGAAGTTCTGTGGTATCTTGAGAATGATTCTGATTTTGTAGGAAACACACTCCCGTCTGATCATATTGTGGTTGAGCGTGCGATCATCAAGAAAATTCATTCAGATCCTATCATATATTTTGAAAACTTCGCAGTTGATGTATTTGACGGAGATAATATTTTGGATGAATCTGATTTGTTCTACGATATCGTAGTTGAACTTGTTGAAAAGGAAACAAGACATTAATGGATTGGTTTACAGGATGTACACATTTTGGTCACGATAAAATCCGTACTTTATCGAATCGACCATTTGATAATGTAGATGATATGAATAAGATGATGTTGGAGAACATCAATTCCAGAGTCATGCCTGGAGATAATTTATGGATTTTAGGTGATTTTTGCTTCGGAGGATTCGATGCTAATAGATCTTTTCTTGATCAAATTGTGTGCAAGTCTAGGACTTTAATTCTAGGAAATCATGATAAACTTTCAATGACTCAATATAAGAGATTGGGTTTAATGGTTTATCATTATAAAACACTTAAACGAGTAATCGATGGTAAACCCAAAAAAATTGCTCTGTTTCATTATCCCATAGATGAATGGGACGGATTCTTCCGTGGTTCGTGGCATCTTCATAGTCATACTCACGGAAATATAAATATTGGTCCGAACGGAAGAACCAAAAAAGGCCATCCGAGAATTGATGTTGGTGTCGATTCTCATAATTTTTGTCCATTGTCTTTAGAAGAAATTAGTAATATTTTTAGCGAAGGAGTTTAGTATGTCAAATGTTCGTGCGGTAATGATTAACACCGGAGAAGTTGTAATTGGTGCCCAAGTCGGTGATATTAGAGAAGATGGAAGTATTGAGCTTCGATATCCCGTCACTCTTCATCAAGTAACGCAACCAGATGGTCAGCAAGGAATGACTTTTGCCCCATTCTTTCCAATGGCGGATTATGGAACTGAAGTAACTCTTCCTGGTTCTATGATCAATATGATTGAAGATGCTCAAGGAAGTTTGGCCCAAAGCCACAGTCAGTATGTTGCACAGCAAAGCGGCCTTGTAATTGCCAACGCAATGCCTCAAAGTCCCGGAGATACTGTAGATCCATCTGAAATGACCGATGGAAGTGGTCTACGCCTCCAAAGTTAAGCCTGTAATGTACATTTAGAACTTTAGAACTCCCTAAATACTAGGGAGTTTTTTAATAAAAACAATTATTGGAGTTTTAAATGTCTATCAGATTTTCAAATAGTGGAGCAACAAGAGCATATGCTCTTATGGATGATCCTAGAATTTTAACAGCAGGAGCTACAAATGCTACTGTAGGATTTTGGATCTTTTTAAATGAACCAGATGTTTCTCCACCAGCATCTAATGATGGAATTATAGAAGATAATGGTAAATTCATATTCCGATATAGCACGGCTGGCGGATTTCAAACAAGATGGTATGGCCAAATCGGAGGTTCGAATAACCTTGATACCATTAATATTGATGCATCTGATATACCTTACGAACAATGGAAATTTGTAACTGCTACCTTTGAAGGTAGTGTAGGAATGAATGTATTTGTAGATGGTATTTCCGTTGCTACAGATACTACAACACTTGAAAATCTTCGTTTAGATGTTCATAGTACAAGATTCATGGTTGGACATACTGTTATTGGTACATCTGGGGTAACAACCGGGTATGCAGAATATAGTGGTTTCTTTGCAGTAGACAGACTTCTAACTCCAACTCAAATTTCTAATATTTTCAGTGGTTCTTTAGATCCACAAGATATTCCTGCTGGGGAAACTTATGTCATTCCTATGAATGGAAGAGACACAGGGGATACTCTTTCTGCTGATGATGAATCAATTGTAAGTGTTGGATCTATTACACAAGCGTTTGATAGTTTTGTTGGAACTTCTGCATATATTGATGTTGCTCCACAGCATACATGGGGAATTGTTTCTGGTGGAGAAGTCGTTGGAGATGTAAATCTTCCTTCTGTTGGTGGTGTTGCCGGTGGATGGGGACTTACAGCTTCAACAGCAAACAGACCACTTTGGTTAGGCGATAAGATTATGAAATCTGCCGTTCTTACAAAAAGAGGATGGGAAACAAGACTTCCAGGAACTGATAATCCAGAAATGATGGAAGTTGTTGTTGCTGGATCATTCGGATCAACCGTAGCAGATAACCAAGCTCCAGAAATTTATGAAGGTGCATTCCCACTTACTAGGGAATTGTCTGGTATTTCTGGTGCAGAAATTTCTCCCTACTTTATCGAAATTGTGGATCCAGATTCAGGACTCGAAGCAGATGCTATTACTCCAGGAACCACAGCAGGGCTTCCAGCCGGATTAGTAGTCGAAGCTGCTTCAGCAACATCATCTCCAGTTCAGATGTTCAGAATTGTTGGTACTGCGGATTTTGCAACTTCGGGAACAGCAACACTTCAATTTACAGATGCCGGGGGAAGTTCTGCGGTAGGGCTCGTCAATTACAATATTATCGCCCCATAAAATTTATTAAAAAGTACTTGACAAATGTCTATATATCTCCTATACTATACGGTATAGGAGTTTTTTCATGGGAAAGCGGCTTAATCATAACCCGTTGAGCAATTGTGCTTTGGATCATCGACCCCTCTCTGATAAGAGCAGGGACGATTATTATCAAGTTCAAGCTGAAATTATCAAACGAAATGCGGTCAAAGATTATGGGCCACTGGAAGAGGTCAACCCTCCCGAGTTGCAGTTTGATTATGTTTCAACGGAAGTTGATTATGCTTGCTCAGATGTAGAAATTCAAAAAATAGCCGAAACATTAGCAAGAATAAGAATTGAGGATAAAAATAATGTATACACATAATATCAAATATTATTGGGGAGATAGGCGTTCAGGGAAAACAACTAAATCATTTATCGATATTTTGACACATGCGGTATATGATAGGGGAGATTCTATCTTGTGCTGTACGAATCATCTACGATTGCGATACAGTCAAAATAAATTAATGAACATCATCCAAGCTATGGGATTGAATATAGCTGTAGCAAATAAACAGTTTATTGAAATAGAAAATCCATTAGGGGAAAATTATACTATTTATTTTTGTATTGAAAGAAATTTAAGTGAGTTTATGAACAGAAGAGGAATTAATATCAGAAAATCATTTATTGCATTTGATATAGCATAAGGCGATGATATCTCGATCATGGAGTAAGAAATGACCACACTAAGAGTAATTGGAGACATTCATGGAGACTACGGTTGGTATGTAAAGACCGTAGGCAAAGCGAATTACAAGGGAATCTCCACATTCCAGCTTGGTGATTTTGGTATTGGATTTGCCGGAAAAGGTCAAGTCAAGAAAGATGAGAAATGGATGATTGATTCTCTTGGATTTGGAGAAAGAAATCGATTCGGTCCAGGAAATCATGATAATCCTGATCATTGTAGGAGATCTCCACTTTCTGTTGGATACCATAATTATTTTCCTGATATGGATATGTTTTGGGCTGGCGGGGCTTGGTCTATTGATCAAGCTCAGAGAACTGAACATGTAGATTGGTGGAGCGAAGAGGAAATGTCTTACGGGGAAATGATGAAGTGTCTAGATCTATATGAAAGATCTAAGCCAAGAATTGTTATTTCTCATGATGGTCCTTGGGAAGTTCTTTGTTACATGTTTCCATATGTGATGATGAGTGGTGGAGATGGATCAAACACATCTCGCCTTCTTCAGAGCATGTTCGAAATTCATCAACCAGAAATTTGGCTGTTTGGCCATCATCATCAGAATATTGTTCATGATGTTTCTGGTACAAACTTTCGTTGCATTGGAATAAATTCATATTTCGATGTTGAAATTCCAGATTGGGATGGAGTATGGAAATGATTGAGATTTTTGTATTTGGTTCCAATCTTGCTGGTATTCATGGTGCTGGCTCTGCCCTCGAAGCTAGAAATAGCTTCGGGGCTATTCTTGGACAAGGAATTGGTCTTCAAGGTCATTCCTACGCTATCCCAACAAAAGACGAAAATCTGAAAACTCTTCCTTTAGAAAAAATTGCTGAAGAAGTTGACAAATTTAAAAACTTTGCATATACTATGCGTGAAAGCATGGAATTTAGAGTAGTAAAAATTGGATGTGGATTGGCGGGATATAGAGAAGATCAAATTGGTCCATTATTTAAAGGATCTGGGGAGAATGTAATTCTCCCAAAAGGATGGGAAAAATATAGATGAAATATGCACCAGTACATGCAAGAGTGGATAAAAACAATAAAGTTATTATTCCCGATAGACTTAGAAATGCTTTAGACATTGAAGAATCATCTCTAGTCAAAATTTCGATTCATGTAATTGATGGAAAAGAATGTCTTGTAGTGGAACCTGTTGATACAGTAAGTACAGAACCATATGAAATTTCTGAATCACAACTACGGGCTCTTTTTGATTTAAGTCCTCTAAACTTTATCATTTCGGGAAATTAATCATGCAATTCAGACTACACATTGATATTCCATTAGGTTACGATGAAGGCATTGCTTCAGAAACATCAGAAATTTTAATGAAAAGACTTGAAACTTTGATTAATGATGAATATAATCAAACAGAACAATTCAATGGAATTCCTAGTTTCCAAAAAGTTCAGTATCGTTTGGGACATGATGAAGATCGTCAAAACTCAAACTATCTTCGAAAGAATGATCAGGGTCATGTGACCAAGAAAAAGTGTGTAATTGTTTTTAAAAATGATGAAGAATAAGGATATATAAAATGGCAGCACGAACATCGACAGGAAACAAAGCAGAATTCAAGGGTCGTAAGCTGGGTAAGCCTCGCAGAAGTAAGAAGAACAAGTACGGACTTCGTAAGCGAGGTCGTAAGAGCTAATAGCTCATTTTGGGATGTGGGAGGGAGGTCTCTCAGATCGGCTTATAACCGATTAACCCCGGATCAATACCGGGACATCCTATTCGAGTCTGGAATGTCCTACTTTTGATTGGAGTAATATCATGTTTTTGCCAACATTTTGTGGTGAAATTCTTTCTGACCCAGGACCAACTAGAATGCAAAGAAAATATGCAAAACATCTGGGACTTGCTGAAATGTATGTTGATAATAAAAATGCTAAAGATGCTATCAAGCATTACAAAAAAGCATTGGGATATACTAATAATCGAGATAATCAAAATATCATTCTACATAACATTCAAGTTCTTATGAAAATGGGAGAAATGTAATGATGGATCCTCTTACTGCCGTTTTTGTTATTTCTTGGTTTTTCATTTTAATTTGCTTTATGTGTGCTGCAATGATACGCTATCTTGACGGGGATTTTTAAAATGAATTCAAGTAAACAATCAAAAGAAGAATCATATTCTTCTTATTCTGAAATAAAATGTAATTTTGATTATTCAAAAACATCAACGGAACTTCCTATAGTTGAAGAATTGGATTGGATTGAAAAAATAACTTTGTGGTTTAGTAATCTTCCTGGATGGCTTAAGGTTTTGGTTTCAATTCCTGGGATTCCTTTGATTATATGTCTCATCCCTATCATGTTTATTGGGTGCTTAATCGCAATATCATTCTTTGCTTTTATGCAAACATGGATAGAAGAACTTGACAGTATCAAAAAGAAGGCAAGAGATATTAAGGAAACCAAAGAAGAAATTAAGCGTATGGAAGAAGATATTAAAAAGAGAAAAGAAAAAATTTATGCAAAATGTTAAGTGGCTCATTCAAGAATGTGATGAAGATCCTACTGTAGCATCTCTTATTAAAGAGGTTCAAAAACAGGGATTTGAACTCAAAACATTTAAGTATGATCCAAGAGATGCAAAAAGAAATTGGACAAAGGCTTACCAGCCAAAAGATTGTGTTTGTTTCTATGGATCAATTCAAGCAGCATACATGATTGATTCAAGAGCATCTTGGGCACCATGCATTTTTGGGCAGGATGGTAGTGGGAATCTCTTTAAGCAATATAATATGTTTTATCTGATGGCATATTATAAAAATGAAATGCAAAACTATCGTGGAATTTTTCAACCATATCAAAATGTAAAGGATCTATATCTATCATATTTAAATAGAAATGAAACACCACCCGCTCTTTTTATTCGGCCAAATGATGGAACTAAAAAGTTTGCAGGTCAAGTCATAACATCAATGTCAGATATCATCTATCTGGATTCGAAATGTTCTCCTGAAGATATTGTTTTCACATGTCCAGCAGTTAATCCATTTCCAGAGGAATATAGATTGGTTGTTGTTGATGGAAAAATTGTAACTGGGTCTCTTTATCGAAAAAAAGGAAGTTTAGAGCCGATTATTGATGATTATCTTCCAGAAAGTATGATACGATATTCTCAAGAAATTTTGAATTCTAAAAAATGGAAGCCAGATAGAATGTTTGTGATGGATATAGTTTATTATCCTCTTTTGGAAAAATGTAGAGTTTTAGAATTTAACTCTATATCTACTTCTGGATTATATGCGTGTGATTTGGAAATAATTGTTCGAGAACAGTCTAGAATTGTAAGAGAGGAATGGGAAAAATACTATGGATAATATAACTCTTTATTCTGAAACAGATCATGATTCTTTTAATGCTGTCATGGAAAAAATTAAATCTGTTAAAAGTATTTTTGAACTTTTAGCATATAAAAATAGTACTCTCGGATCATTTTCACATAAATTTTCTGTAAATAATAGAACTTATAAAGTGTATGTCAGAATTAGAAATAATATTGCTATTACCGGATTTTTTAGAGTATATCCTTGGTATCAGATGAAAAGTGCAGAAATTCTTCCGAGCAATATTGAAATGTTAGGTGGGCAAATGATATACAATAATTGTTTTACTGAAAACTCATTTCAAGAATTGATTTATGATATGAAAGAAATTAGAAAATATGCAAGATCGCTTGTTAATGATCAAGGAGAGATTGATACATTTGTTTGTGATAAGGATGAACTATGAAATATGCAGTTAATCATAAAACAGTTGGTATTTTTACATTTATGACAGGTGTAAATACTGATGTTGCCGTTGAATTACTAGAAAAGCATGGAGGATTTGATGAGGCTATGATTCAATTAATCATGTCACATACTGGATGCTCAAAAAATGCTTGCAAGGCGGCATGGAATAGAGAAAAGAATTTTAAAGCAGCAAAGAAAAATCTAATGGAACTTAAATCACATTTAAAGAGGTTTAAGTAAAGAAATTGTGGTTTGATCACATATTATGAGGATTTAAAATGAAAAATTGTATTAAAACCTCTCAAGTAGATTTTGATGTTCCTTCTGTGGTTGATGAGATTTTGAAAGAACATGAAGCAGAAATTATCTACGAATCAGAAGATCCCGCAATGGGAGATGATTGGTTGAGATCTTGGTATCTTACTTGGCCCAAGGGGTGTATGCATTTGCGTGTTGCTGATCCTGAAGCGGAAACAGAAGCAAGAGCAGTAGGGGCAATTTTTATCTATCTTTGGTCAAGAAATATTGATGCTGGATTCGCAAGAGATCTAGCAACTCTTTGGGGTTATTCCCATTATGGGAGAAATTATGAATAGCTTGAAACCCTGGGAAATGAAACTTTTAGAATCAATTTTAAACCATGAACTTATTATCGGAAGAGGATGTAATGATTGGGAATTTCCTGATTATATGACAGAAGATAATCGAAGAGAAATGATTATCAAATGCTCCTATTACAATGATAATGGACAAGAAATTAAAGAAAATTATGATGGTGATGAGTTAGCATATGCTAAAGATAGATCTTTTATTCAAGATTTTGAAGTATTTTTCTATCTCAAAAATCGAATAAAAGAAACAAGAATCGCTTGACTTTTTATATATTAAAATCAATCTTAAAGGAAAAACATGAACGATAAAAGTGATATTATTGATAATACTTTAGATTATGTGGATGAACTTATAGACGAACCTAAAGAAAATCCAATATTTAGATGTGTAAATATTCTTCAATCACAGATACGATCTTCAGAGATAATTTCAAATTTATTGACAGATGATCAAATTACAAATATTTCCATAAAAGCATTTATTGGATTTCCAATGCGGGATATGGAAAAACTTAATCGAGACCAGATGGAAAGATTGTGTAATATGGTGGTTGAATGTCTAAAAGCCAGTGTAAAATTCTTGAATATCAATACTTACGAAGGATTTCATATGCTTTTTGAACTTCAACAAAACTGGTAAAAAATTTTCCAAGACACTTGACAAACCACAATGAAGTGTCTATAATAGATCGAGATTGATAGACTCCTTGTTTCGATAGTTCTAGGTTTGGTCCCCCACGATGAACTAACGGAGAATATATTTTAGAAATAGAATATATTCTTTTAAGTTTCTTTGAAAAGTGAATAATCACCCTAGAGATCATCGGGTGTATAAATGCAAGTGCCGGTCTGGACATCGGGGCCTTGCAGCGAGAACTTATCGCATAGATGAAAAGATGGTTCTTTTCTTGTATCTTTCCCGATACGAGAGAGGAACGGGAAATCGAGATGGGTTAAATTGTGTATGCGATTGAAACCATCCTGTAGCTTTATATTTGTGAGGTAATCATACAGATTATTTTCTAAATATATTGATCACTTGGATTTAGCTGTTTATCAACAGAACCGAATGTCCACCATACTATGTAGATGTAGTTATCTATAAAGTCCGGGAAAGTTTTCGACTTATTAGAAAACAAAACAGTTTGTTAAGAGGATAGAAGTGCCTACAGAAATCGAGGAAACTTGATTTGCTGCCCGAAAGGGAATAGAATAATATAAGCCCCGGCTTATAAGTTTTATTGATCGAAATATTGACGACTTGCAATCGGATGATATAAGAAATCAGAATATCCTTTTTCCTATTCCGTTCATATACGGGGTAAAACCTACCAAAATATGAGGCAAAGAATGTGAAGCATCTTACTAATGCGTGTCCAATGAGTTTATATTATGAATATCATCCACATTCAAAGGTGAATAAGGGCTAAAACACCTAATCCATTCAATAGTGTTAATAGTAGCACGCTCGCAGTAGTCCGAGAAGTACAGGTGCAAATCCTGTTTGAATGTTTTTTCTTGTAGTATAACTGGTATTACGCCCCCTATGCGAAGGGTGAATCAGCGGTTCGATCCCGTGAATAAAAGTGGAAGATTCTATCGGAAATGCAAGTTCGAGTCTTGCCAAGAAATTATTCAGAGTTATTTGACAAACAAAAAGAAATTGTATATAATATACTGATTCTCCATAGTGTAACGGCAGCAACAACCGCCAGTGTGCGAAGTCTTGTGGGTTCGAATTCCACCTAGCTCGGGAATGAGACATAAAGAAGGATCAGGTTCAAATCCTGATGGAGAATTTAAATGAAATTGAATGTGAAGAAGTAATTCCTGTTCAAAAAACGATCACAGTGTATAAAAGGAAAAAATAATGACTGGAGAAGAAGCTTTAGATAAGATTGGTTGGGAAGGTGGAGTTCAGGGTGCTTTGGAATATGGAATTCGGCACGAAGATATTGATGAAGGTCCAGTACGAGAAGCGTGGAAATCAATCGAAGAATGGTATGCGAAAAGACCAACGGAGGCTTTCAGACTTATCGAGGAATTTTAGTATAATATGTGATTGATAAAGGTATAAAATTATGAGATACTATGTAATTTTAAATAATATTTTATTGTATGTAGATGAAATTGTTTGTGTTGAAGAAATTAAACAAGGTAAATTTTATTATTGCGTATTTATCATGAAACATACATCCGCAATAAAAATTCCTATTCGCATGAATAATTATATTGATGCTTTGAAAGAGATCGAATTATGACAAATAAACAGAAAAAAGATATCGATAATATGACTCATGAGGAAATGTGTAGATTGTATAGATTTGCGCCAATTGGCCATCCTTATTTTGCTATGAATACCGAAGCTTATAGATATTTTAGTGAAAAATTTCGAAAGTTCGGTGGAATGACATCTGAAATGAGTAAGAAAATTGGTTGATAATATTTTTTCAAAAAATCTCTTGACATTTGATATTTGAGACTATATAATGTACATTCATGGCCCCATTAAGTTAGTGGGAAACTCCCCGACTGTCTATCGGGAATCACGGGTTCAAATCCCGTATGGGGCGTTACTTCTTTTGAAATCGAATATTTGGTAAGGTTCTTTTACATTGAGAATCCTGGTCATGGGCGGGAAGGGGCCACATGATGAAATCTACGGTTCGGGACACTCCCGTAGCAAAATAACTGAGTGCCCTATATCAGAGCGTGGGGAAGATGGCCATCCCGTCTGCCTTGGATGCAGAAGATCGCTGGTTCGAATCCAGCCGTTCTGACTTTTGGTTTTTATAGTATGGCAATATTATCTTAAAAAATGAAAGGAATTAAATATGCCTAGATCAGATCCTAATGGTGTTATGACAGAAACTTGGGGTGTTGCTTCCCGCAATTTGAGAACCGATGATCTTCATATTTTGGGTGCCGAAGATACTCGTGAAAAGGCGAGGAATAGATCGCGTAGTTTGAATCGTCGTAGAAATTCTGCAAATCGTAAAAGAGTTCGTTATATCCCTGTTCGTCTTGATGCACGGCCATCATAAAAAATACGCCCGTAAGGGCATTGCCGCTCTAGTGTAATTGGCAGGCACGAAATCCTCATAAGGTTTAAGACGAGGTTCAATTCCTCGGGGCGGTATTGCGGTGTATATTAACGGTAGATTATTGGCCTCATAAGCCAAAGGTGCAGGTTCGAATCCTGCCTCCGCGTTTAAAAGGAATAATGATATGAGTGAATTACCTATAAAATTTTGGACAACAAAAGGAAAATGGGGATGTTTTAGTAATTTTTCTAAACATCCCATATCTTTTGGAGGATATATTTATCCTACATCAGAACATTTGTATCAAGCTCTCAAGTTTAAAGATTCTGAATCTAGAAGATTGGTAAGAGAAGCCAAAACTCCTAAAGATGCAAAAAGAGTCGCTTATAGTCTTCCTAATTTAAGAACCAATTGGGACAAATTTAAGTATGCAATCATGTGCATTATTTTAGAACTGAAATTTGAACAACATATGGATGTTCGATTGGCATTGCATCGAAGTGGTATAAGAGAAATACAAGAGGATTCCCCATATGATTTTACATGGGGAATTGGGAAAGACGGATCTGGTAAAAATCTATTGGGTAAAGCGTGGATGGAAGTTCGATCTCGTATTATAGATCCGAATAAAAAGTATGAAGAAGAATTACTTCAAAGAGCAGAAGATAGAGTTAAAAATCTATTTAAAATAGAACAAAGATTAAGAGAAAAAATATGAATATGACAACGGATGAGCGAGATATTTTTATAACAACATATAATCGTATTTTAGATCATATTGTTTCTTTAAATGCTTCCGATATTAATTTAGCAATTACGCTTGCACATCAAGCTGTCTCCAAATATAGAGAACTAAATAGAGGTAAATAAATAATGGCACGGTCTTCTAATTGGCCTAGGAACCATGATTTTCAATCAAGGCAATGCGGGTTCGAGTCCCGTCCGATCGTGACTGGGAAAC